GCAGGATGTTGGAAGTTATGAGAGAACGAAAAGTTTCCATATAGCACAGTTGTTTGTTTTGGCGAAATTTATCCTCTTTAATCTGGGAGTTCTCTTTTTGGTATGGTGGATTTTTCAAACAGTCTCACCTACCGATATTTTTGACCTTTTTTCTGAAGTAAATTCCCAGATTCGCAATGTTGCTTACTATGCCCGTCTTAAAACATGGACTGAGATGGCAGAAAGAGCTTACGGGATGGATCCAGACTGGGAATGGGAAGATGGAGTACTCTATCTTTCTCCAGCTCCAAACTCTTCTTCAGTTTGCACAGTGGAATACTCCACACCTTACAACTTAGAGGACATAAAGGAAGGTACAGAAATTGGAGAACTATTTCTCTTACTCGTAGGTGCTAAAGCAAGAAGAATTTTAAGAACTATCAGAGGAAAGTTTAGAGGAGTACCGGCTCCTGGACGAACTGATCAACTTGATGCAGACACTCTTCTTCAAGAAGCTCAGGAAGCGGAAGAAGAATATCGCAGGAGAGTTGGTGAAAAGAAGTTTTATGGATTTTTCACAACGGGGTAGGCTATGGGATGGTACAAAAACTACGTCAAAGCTGTAGTTCTGGAAACTAAACAGAAGATTGACGATAAGAAAAAGCAGAAGTGCCTTGACAAATACACCGTTCATGACGGTTCTCAGATAATCCACTTCAAAGGCAGAGCTGGAACTGGAGAAAGATTTGCCAATTGTGTTGAGTACTATAAATGCCTTGGCTATCCAGAAAAGAAGGCTTATGAAACGTGCAAAATAATTGCAATCAAGAAGAGAAGCAGACAGATAGCAGGTAGAGGAGCTGGCGGAAAGTGAAGTTTGGACAGTATGAACTTTTTCTTGCCAAAGATTTTCACAAGGAACTCTTTAAACTCTACTTTGAGACCATTCAGATTAAAGTCCTTGATAAAGAGTCTACCGCTGTTGATGATTTATACGGAGAAACCAAAGGCAGAGTTTACAAAGAACCTGTAGAAATAAACGCTTTTGTTGTCAGGAATCCACCATTGAAACTTCTCTCAAAGTACGGAATAGACGAGCAGAGAGACCTACTGATTACCTTCTCCAAGCTTCTCCTTGAAGAGAAAAATTTGACGGTGTCAATTGGAGATAGAGTAATCCTCAAGGAAGGAGACGAATACGAAATCCTCACCTTTGGACCCGATAGAGGAGACTTTTTTGGTAATACAGGAGAGTTTATCCAGTTTGTAGCAACTGCAAAGAGGACCACCGAAAATGCCGGTTAGAATTCAAGTTAGAGGTAGAAACTACCAGCCTGCTAAAAGGATAAAGCAGAAGTTAAGAGAAGAAGGCAAAAGGCTTGGCAGAGGTTTTGATAAGTATGTTGCAGAAAAGATTGTAGAAACGGCAAAAGTTGCCATTTTAGAGCAAAGATGGGCTAATAAGTGGCAGCCTCTTTCTCCAAAATACCTTGAATGGAAAAAGAGGAAAGGGCTCGATACAAGAATTCTAATAGCTACAGGACAGTATTTAGACAGCTTCAAGGTTTATCGCTCTGGAAACTTCTATGTTGCTGGAGTAGATAAAAAAAGGATCCACTACTTTGAAGATAAAACTGTCAAAATGGGGGACCTTGCTAAGTGGCTGGAATTTGGAACAAGGAAAATGCCACCAAGACCTCACTGGAGACCAGCTTTTGATTATGTTTCAAAGAACATCCGCTACTTCTGGGATAAGTTTTTGAAAGAGAAAGGTAGAAAATGGTAACGCTCAGGGAAGTTGACGAAGGATTAAAGAAAGCTCTTGAAGGATTAGTTTATCTTGACAAGGACGGAAAAAGTGTTCCCGTAAGAGTTGTCTATGCTACCCCTGAAAAAGCATTTGCTAAGGACGCAAGGCAGTCTCTACCTATGGTTTCCTTTTTTAGAGTTTCAGTAATGCCTAATCCTTCAAGGTTCAACGCTTTTATAAGACCGTTCTACGGAGTCCCTGCCAGAAGAGAAGATTTAGACTGGGATATAACGAAGTTCACTCCCGTTGATGTCCAGTATCAGGTTGACGTTTGGTGTAGGTATTATTCAGACGTTTCCTACCTCCAGACTCAGCTTGTTCACTGGTTTGCTTACGGCGGAAAGATAAATTGCGGTGGGCTTGTTTTTCCTGTTTTCCTTGAGGACCTTTCAGATGCTTCTGAGCTGGAGTCTGATTCCGATGACCGGATTTTGAGGCTTGTTGCAACTCTGAGGATTGAAGCTTGGCTCTCTGCAGAAGAAAAAGAGGTAAAAGAAATCAAAGCATTGATAAATACATTAGAGAGCTAACATACTTCAATCCCAATTAGTAAGCTTCAAATACTTAACTCCGCTTCTTAATTCAGAATCTACCACTTTAAATCCTACTTTTTCATAAAAAGGAACAAGCTCTTCCTTTCTATCTTCTTCTACATATAGATGAAGGTTGCCGTAATGTTTTTTTAGAACTTTAATAATAGATGACCCCAAACCTCTTCCTCTGTAGGCTTTGTCAACATACAGATAAGTTAAACAACTGGATTGAGTATTACGAAGAACCACAGCAAAACCTGCAATTTTTCCCTCATAAGAGAGCTGCCAGATATCATGAGAAGGAAGAATAATTACATAAAAATAGTTTAGAATAAGCCTTTTTCTAAGTTCATTGTTTTTCTTTTTACAAGGTAGATACTGTGGAGATATTTCGCACAAATGCTCAACGAAGTAATCAATAAACTTTGAAAGTTCCTGCTTATGTAAAAAAGAAGATCCTTTACTAAGAAGATAAAAGTAAAATTTCTCTCCAAGAGGATAAAAATAGGACCTATTTCCTTCCTTACTTTCCTTAGTAAAGCCCGACATTTTTAATTTCTTCAGCAAATTTCTTAATACTCTGGACAGAAACAAGCTTCAAACCTGCTTAAAAAGTTATTTTTGTAATCTTCCAAAACTCCAAATAACTCATCACAATTTTGTGCACGATAAACATCCTGAAGATACTTATCCATAAGATTATAATCTTGAGGGTCATGAAGACTACTACAATAGTTTGTTATAAGGCTGTTGGCTATAGAAATAGCGTAAGCTACTACTGCTTTAGCTTTTAAAAAGTCAATTGTACTCCTACTACAATGGTTAAAAGTGTCTGCACTCGCCAATCCAGCAGGGTCATCTCCTTTGTATAAGTCGATAACTAGTTTTCCATCGCTAACATTGAGTCCATAAGCACCTGGTCGTCTAATGCTTAACGCATTTTTAACTCTATTTATTTCTTCTTCTGTAAAGTGCATAAAGTTAGACACTCTCATTCCACAATCAAAGATTTTTTGCATTAACCTTTCAAATTGGAGTGCAGTCATCTCTTCCCTCAATTTAATTTGCCTTTTTAAAATTATAACAAACCCCACCTTGACTTAGCGAGTTATTTGCATTAACATATTTTCAAGGGACTAAGGCTCTCAGTCGGTCTTAGTCCCTTTTTTTATTCCTAATTAGGAGGAGTTATGGGAAAGTCTGTAGAAAAGCAGGTTGGCAAAAGCAAGGAAAATCAAGGCTCTGCTCAAGTAAGGGTTGGCAGCAAAGAAAGAACCTTTCTAATTAAAAATACCTCTGGACAGGACTTAACGGTCTGCGGAGTTAGGATTAACCCTTTTGAAAGGTTAAAGGTAAGGCTAGCCAAGGTGCCCAAGAACCTTAAAAGGCTTGAAGAGAGGGGGTTAATAGAAATCACCGAAGTTGACGGAGGCTAAAGATGGGAATATTTGTCGTTCCAGGCGCTTATACGCAGGAAAAAGACTTTTCCTTATATGCCCCAGTTCTTTCAAGCTCCATAGCTGCAATGCCAATTGTATCTCCTAAAGGAAGAAGTAATGTTAGAGAGTTAATAACAACCCACAGTCAACTGATTAATACTTACTTTGGAGATAACGATGTTCCAATACTCTCTGCCATTAATCAGGATTTCTTTAGTGCACTGGCATTCCTTGAAAAAGGAAATATGCTCTGGTGTATCAGAGTAGTTCCCGATGACGCTAAGAAAGCCAGTGCCAATTTAAAAGATGATAGCGGTAGTGATGTTCTGAAAGCTCAGGCTATTGGAGAAGGGAAATACTACAACCGGGTTATCCTGAAAGTTAAGAAAATAAATGAAGACTACTACAAAGTTCTTGTAGCTCTTGATAAAGAAGAAAATGTTGTAGAAGTTATTGACTACAAGACCTCAAAGTTTCCGGAGGCTAAAGAGTTTATCCAGAATGCAAAGAGCAATTATATAGAGTTTAAAGTTCTTGACCCCAAAAACCCGAAAGAACAGACCGTTCAACTTACAGGCGGTTCTGATGGAGGTAAAGTAACCTCTGGCGACATAACGAAAGCCCTTGATAAAGTTGCTAATCCTAATGACATAGACATTAACATTATCATGGCTCCAGGATGGACAGAACCAGAAGTAATTAACAAGTGTCTCTCCATCTGTGAAAAGAGAGGCGATTGTATGAGTATTCACTGCACTCCTCAAGGAATGATTCCACAGGAAGCCGTAGAGTGGCACAATGGAAACGGTGGAGAGTTTCAAGCATTTAACAGCTCTTACGGAGCTATGTATTATGGCTGGTTAAAGGTTTACGACCAGTGGAGAGATAAAGAAGTATGGATTCCTCCAGAAGGATTTGTAGCTGGTGTATATGCCTACACAGATAAAGTAGCAGAACCGTGGTTTGCACCAGCAGGTTTAAACAGAGGCAGACTTGTTACTCCTCTTAATATTGAGTATAACCCTACCGAAGGTGAAATGGAGTTAATGTATGGCAACCAGAATGCCCTTAACCCGATTGTCAGATTCAAGAAAGACGGTATAGCAATCTGGGGACAGAGAACCCTCCAGAGAAAACCATCAGCACTTGACAGAGTTAATGTTAGAAGACTTCTCCTTTACATCAGGAAAGTTATTGCCACTTCTACTAAGTATCTCGTATTTGAACCTAATGATCCATTCACATGGAGACAGTGGAAAGGTCTTGTTGACCCATTCCTTGAAGACATTATGAGAAGAAGGGGAGTTTATAGCTTCCAGACCATCTGTGACGAAACCACTAACACTCCAGAAAGGATAGATAAGTACCTCATGTATGGAAAAGTTTTCCTTAAGCCTGTAAAAGCTGCCGAGATAATTATCAACGAATTTGGAATCCTGAGAACAGGTGCAGAGTTTAACGAATACGCTCAGTAGTGCAATTAAATTGCATGGAGGTTAAAGATGGCTTTTAACTTTACTCCACCATCCATAGGAGAAGTAAGCCCTATGGCTCCACTTCTTGATGTCGTAAGAAAGAACATGGCAGTCATGGAAGTCTATCCACCGCCGGCAATTCAGTCTGCAATAAACGGTCAAACAAAGATAATCTCTATGGAAATAGCAGTTGTTGATATTCAGGGAAATGAAGTTCAAGAAGTAGAAGTTCCATATCTCAACTTTGTTGACAGGCTTCTGTCACGACCCCCTAAATCACTGGACAACTGAAGCGACAGATTAGACAATCTCATAAGGGGGTCAAAATGAGAAAGAGAAAGTACTGGACAGCTGAAGAGAAACTACAGGCAATCATGTACGTGGA